AGCACATGGGTGCTGAGCCAAATACAGAGAATGAATACACTAGAATGGATGGAACAAAGAGCAAAGGATTGGCCATCCACACAGGAGGCATATATGGTGGGTTTGGGGGAGATGGCGGGACGATGAAGTCCTATATCCAGCCGCTCGCGGCGAAGGCCGTGGCAACGCTCCGATCGGTGCCAAATCTGGACTGGCGCATTATGCCGATGAACGAAGCGGCCCGCCCGATCGAGAAAAAGGAAACGCAAGCGCAGGTCGATAGAATCCTCCACGACTACCTTGACTACTGGATCACGTGCTTGAAGGGCTTGGGCGTTCCGGCGTACCGGATCGTCCTGTCGATCACCGGAACAAACACTCGGGCGGCCGTAACCGTGCCCTTACTGAAAAAATATCCCGGCGTGATCGAACAGGTTCACGGCCCGAATTCGGATACCTCGTTTCTCAAGGCACTCTCGAAAAACCCCGGCGCGGAAATCGACGGGGACGGATTCGATCCGCTGGCGGCGGGGTACAAAAACGACTACGGCTTCGCGCTTCCTTCCATCGCCCAATGCAAGGCGATCCGGGCCCTAATGATCGCGAAGGGCATCCCGGCATACGAGACGTTCAACGGGCACGCGGAAGGCAAGGCCGGACCTTGGCAAAATATTGAGAAGGCCGAATGGGCCGAACAGCGCGCCCTAGCCGGGAGACCGTAAGCGATGACAAAGCGGAAAAGGGCCGCGCCGCAGCCCATTGCTCCGCCGGGACACAGGGTGGCCAACCGTGATCCGGGCAAAACGGACATGCTGGGGCGGCGCGGCCTTTCTATTTTAGGGAGGAAACATGGATGCAACTGAGAAAATAAAGCGGTGCCTCGATCGTCATCCCGACTGGGATACGGCCAGGATTTCGAAAAGCGTGGGCTGTTTTAGAAGATGAACCACAAATTCTACTGATTAAGGAAGAGGCAAAAAAGAAAGAGGATGCTTAGAGCAAATAAAGAATCACTTCCTTTTCTGCAAGAGATTGTGGGGGAATCTGAGAAGGTGTTTTTTGTTGAAGATTCCGATAAGGTTGAAATGACTTTAATATCAGGAAAGGACGATGCGGGGGCAAAGTTTTTGGCTGATGTTATAGTGGATAAACTTGTGTTTGGAATTGAGACTCATCATGATTTGAGCAAGGAGCCAGCAAATAATTTGGACCCCAATCCGGATGAGAGGTTTCCTAATGGAAAACCTTTAAGACTTTACCCTCCAAAGGGTTATGATGGATATGTTAATTTCAATCCGGATGTTCGGTATCAGACTTTTGTTGGAAAGAAACTTGTTAAACCTGTGGCTGTTTTGCTTCATGAGTTGGTGGAAAACTATGCTAAGGTTCATCATGGATTGCAGTATGCCCATGCTCACTCTTATGCGGTAAACTTTGAGAGAATATTTGTAGGGGAATCTAGACCAGATTTTACGGATGGTTTAGCGGGTGAAAATTTGGAAAAAGTGAAAGGAGAATAAAATGTGTATCCAAGCCCTCAAAGACCTGTTCAGTCCGAGAAAGAAGGAAGTCAAGTATGTCTGCCCGGATACGAACCTGCTTCCCTCCAACTTCTGTACGACGCCTATCCCAATGCGGTACTATACCGAGCCAAGGGATAACGAGCCGACGATTCCTGTGGAGATCTGTCAGCTTCACAGGCCTCCGGTTGAGTATGTTAAAAAAGATATTTGCCTCATCTCTCAGAAGGTGTCGAATCTGACTTGTCGGAAAACGGAGCTGAGAGAATATGTAAAAGGAACTGAGCCGACAGTCTCTTGCTCGACAGACCATACGCCTGTGCCTCCGCCACCGCCGTGGCCAGAGAAGTGCAAGTATCAGTATTGGATGTTTATCCCTGAGCTGATGTGGGCTTTTGGAGACAGGCGCAAATTCCTCAAGACCAGCCGTATGGGTGGTGCTTGGGGTGTGCGCTGTTTCTCTGTGCAGTCCTGGTCGAAGCTGCGCAACGAGTATCCTTGGCTTCAGATGGAGCACAATGGACAGAAGGTGATTCTGGATAACCCGAAGGAAGGCTGGAATGCTAAAGTCTGCGACATGGGATATGATATGGCCTACCAGAATTATTTCCATCTGAATCCGGTGTATTGGGCAGAGCTGAATAAACTGCTGGACGAGTTGGAAGAATTCGACTTGGGCATCACTCTCAGCATCGGAGACAACTGCTCGATGCGAAACAGTGATGCAGCCGGCAGAGGGACGAAAAACGAGTATCCCTTTATGGACAGTCGACAAACCTGCTCGCCCGAGTTTGAGAAGCTGGTTGTGCCGAAGGATGCCTGGAAGAAGTTTGAATATAGTCCTGGAGGATACCACTCGACCTATCGGTACAGATATCACCAGCGCTGGATCCAGGAGCTGATTGATACGCTGAAAAAGCATCCTGCTGTTCCATACTGGATAGAAGTGGAAAATGAGTTTTCTATATTCACTTGGAAGCCAGGAGATAAGCCGCCGATAAACTGGTACGCCATGATGGTCAAGGCGATAATGGACAACGGCGTTCCTAGGAACAGAATCGTCCATTCGGGCATCAAGGGGACGATAGATATCATCAAGCCGCACTTGGGCATCTACTCCCAGCACGCGATTGTACGACCTGATCCTGCACTGAAGGATATCACTCCAGAGATGCGCCCCATGACGCTTATTTCGACAGACGGCGGCGGCAATGGCAACAGCACAGTGGACATCGATTGTAAGGGGCGCAGAGGCATAAGCCTTACAGATGCTGTGACTTTGGCAAATGAGAAAATCAAAAAACTCCACTTGCTGGGATTTGAGTATATGCCCCGCCTCGCCTATGCCAAAAGTGATTTGACGGGCAATCTTGACCTTATAAATTATGATGTGATGAATGTCATGATTAAAGAATTGAACAAATGAAGGAATCAGCTGATGGAGACGATGGGCCTCTGCTTACTATTCTTCGTGATAGGTTTAGCAGAGGACTTCATTGTAAGTCTTTACTATCGAGCTATCTCAAAAAAGCAGGCTTTTCGGTCAGCAGTTATTTCTTTTGTCCACACGTTGGTGGCAATATTCGTTGTCGCCTCCATCATAAAAGGGGATTCTCTTCTGCTCCTGGTGTGTTATGCGATGGGCGGGTTCGTCGGGACATATTTGGGAGTTAAGCAATAATTGAAAGGATATTTACTATGACTAAAGGTAAAGACCCGAAAGGGGTAATGCACAACTCGGATGGAGTTGGGTTAAGAGAGCATTTTGAGGATATTCTTTGTGAGATTGATAAACGCTATGAGCAGAGGTTTTGTGCTCAGGAACAAGCAGTAAAAGCGGCTTTGAATTCGGCACAAATGGCGGTTGATAAAGCTGAAGTTAATGTGAAAGCATGGCAAGCCGCTTCAAATGAATGGCGTGGGGCTATGACGGACAAAGAGAAACTGCAAGTTTCTAGAAATGAGTGGGCTCTGACCCATAGCAATCTGGAGAAGCGGGTGAATGAGTTAGAAAGTTACAAGGATACGATGACTGGCAAGGCCGACCAAGCATCCGTATCGAAGGCGAACCTGTTCGCTGGTATAGCTGTCGGGATTAGCATATTAAGTTTTATCATTCAGACGCTTCTCTCTTTTGTAAGGAAATAAAATGGCTATCCTGAATGGAAGGCGGGATTGGAACAGGCGTTGCTGGACCGCTATTTTCTGGGCAGTGTCTAATTTGGCCGTTATGTTTTTACAGAACATAGCGGTATTGAACATCGACCTTGCCAAACTATATTTGGAAAAGAGCTCTTGGGTAGCTGGGCTTTTAATTGCGGGCATTACAGGAACAGATGCTATTAGCAAATATGTTGAAGCCAAGCCAGCTATTACGGGAACATCTACCACTCAATCGGTTGAGACGAAACTAAGTGTCTCGGAGAAGGAAACAAAATAATTGACCTAAAGGAGGTCTAACATGGGTAAAGATTTCGGAAAGACATTAACAGAACGTATTACCTGTTGTCTCGAAACTCATCCAGACTGGCCGACTAAACGAATTCAGGGATCAATTCGTGGTTCTACTTCTTCTATGATTCGTTGTATTTCAACTAACCTAAAGAAGAATGTGGCGTTGAGTAGTGGTGCTGTTGGTATTGCTTCGACTGAGTTAGGCCCGGAAGATCCTAAACGACCTTGGGCTACTTCTCTTATATCACTTTCAAAAGTAAGATCAAAATATGATATACGAGAATCAATTATTCGAGAAGTAAGCAGGATACAGAAAGGTCATCTACTTCCAGAATCTGAACTTTGTCCTATTGTAGCAGGAACGGATAAAAACAGATTTCGACGCACTATCGAAAACTGCGAAGAGGACTTCCGTCCGTTTCGAGTTAAGTTACGACTTGATGATGGTGAAGCAAAGTGGTACTGGGGTCGTGCTGAAGATGTTGCAGAAGCAACCCATCTTCGTGATATGTAAGGAGAAAAATAATGATTGATAAAACAATTGATCTAGCAAAACTTCCTGATCTTCTGGCCGAAGGGCCAACTGGACGAGCTAAGATCGACAAACAGGCTCGTTCTATTTTGGAGTTGAGCGAGGCACTTGACCTTATGGCCCGGCGTCAGCGTCCTTACGATGTCCCGGTCCGGACCACCGATAACATGATTCGGTTTGGGCTCATTGCGGATACCCATATTGGGAGTCTGTATCAGAGGACTGACGCGCTACGTGCTTTCTATGCTCACTGCGAACGTGAGGGGGTTGAAATTGTGCTGCACGGAGGAGACGTCCTGGATGGATGGAAGGTTTACCCAGGGCATTTGTTTGAGCTCCACCCGAACGCACGAAGCTGGGGGGAACAGCGGGATATGTTTGCGGACCTGGCTCCGAAGGTCAAAGGAATCACAACGCATTTTATCACGGGTAATCACGACAACAGCTTCAAGAAAGAAATTGGTCTTGTACCTGGACCAGAGATTGCTGCCGTCCGATCAGACTGGAAATTTGTTGGCCAGGATATTGGGACCGTTACGCTGAAGGCAAAGTGCGGGTTTTCGTTTCGCGTGATGCTGGTTCACCCGGACGGAGGTACGGCCTATGCTATCTCCTACCGATTGCAGAAAATGATTGAGTCAATAAGCGGTGGGCAAAAGCCAGACATGCTGGCCGAAGGGCATTTCCATAAATCCCTGACCCTCCCGAACTATCGGAACGTCTATGGAATGGAGTCAGGATCCTTTGTTTCCCAGACTCCGTTTATGGCTCGTAAGGGACTCTCTGCAATGATTGGTGGATGGGTTATAACCGTAACGTTAAATGATCGGAAGAAGCTAACAACCAGGGTCAACACTGAATGGATAGGATTTTTCGAGCCTCAAGAATAAAGGACAATTTGAATGTGTAGCTTCTTTATAAAGATAGTGAGTAGTAGATATAATAACGGAGGATTAGTATGACAGTTACAAACTACATTTTGGATTGCTGGTCTATTGATATTAGGGATTACGGGAACTGATGCAGTTAAGGACTACGTAGCTGGTATGCGTGAGAAGGCCGCCTAATCCGTAAATGAGGTAAACTATGAACCTTTCAGAATATGAATCCCTGCTTGTTAATCAAATCAAGTTTGTTGATATTGTTCTTGAAGAGATGCGGAGAAGAAGCTCAATCTTTTTGAACGACTCAGATATGAGGTATGCCAAGATTATTGGTATATCTACTCCGTACGAAGAGAGCATCAACAACATTCGTAAGACGAAATCAGAGCTTGATTCTTGCCTTTGTGTTGTAAGAAAAGAAATGATGGCTGGATTTAGGAGAAAATCAAGCGATGATTTTCGTGCTAAACAGCATGAGCCTTCTAAGGAAGATTTTCGATAAAACCTTTATTTTTTACTTGACTTTGTCCTTATGAACTATTATAATTAAAACATAAGGAGAAAGAAGATGACTGAAGAAGTCAAAGTAACAGCAAAGGATCTCAGAACTACGCTAAAAGAGCTCTCACAGAAGCTAATTACAGATCCTGACCAACTTGATCAATTTGTTAAAAATTGGAGATCAGGATGGCATACCTACAGCTTCTACAACCAGCTGCTTATCTGGTTTCAGAACCCCAAAGCAACCCTGTGTGCAGGCAAGTGGAAATGGCGTGATGTTAAACGCGAACTCAAACCCGGCGAGCGTCCGATGTACATTTTAGCCCCACTGTTCAAGAAAGGAACCACGCAAATCAGCACGGGGCCGGGGGCTTACAAAACGATAGATTCCCTGGTAGGCTTTTTTTCAGTTCCGACTTACGATATTTCGCAGACTAGTGGGAAAGAACTGAATATTGGTGGCACTCAGGTCTTTGCGACCAACGGGATGTTCGACATATTTGACCCCGAGAAGTGGTCAAAGATTTTTGGCTTACCTGTTCGAACCTATGAATCCACGAGCGATGGACAAACCGACGGCAAAGAGATTCTTGTTGCTAATCGTGAAAACAAAGTACAGATGCACGCAGCCTTTTTTCACGAACTTGCACACTGCTGGCTTGGACACTGCGGCAAGAATCGTGAGTCTATCGACCATAAGATTAAAGAAGTTGAAGCAGAAGCCGTTTGCTACTTGGTCTGCTCACTTGTCGGGATTGATAATCAGACCGCTCGATATTACATCTCCCACTGGGGTGGAAAGAAAGAAGACCTCGACCATGCTGAGCGGGTTCTTGTAGTTGCAGAGCGCATCATCACAAAATTAGGGTGGACTAAGACAAAGATCGAAAACAAGAACAAACGCAAGTATACGAAGAGAAATCATCAGATCGACTGAAAATGAAAACAAAAATAAGTCAAAATTGTTTCTTCAATGTATGTAATATGTTCAACCTGAGAAACAGCAACTTTTGAAGAATCGGGTTGACTTTGTCCTTATGTTATTATATAATTAAGATATAATTAAGATATAAGGAGAAGGAGAAGATGAGAAAAACGCACAAGCAGGTTCTGATGAGAAGCAGGGCTGACTCAGTATTAACCGATCTCGGCTTCCTCCCTGTCGAGAACTCAGACTCTGAATGGCATCGGGCGAACCTCAAAGCAAACTTTGTCACAATCAAAGACGAAAAATGGGGCTTCAACTGGTATTACCTCGACCTGATCTTAGATGAGGTGTTGGTTCAGAGGCTTACTATTGAATATGATTCCTTCCAGAAAAAGCTCCAAAAGCTTTGCTCGGCTGGTAATCATTTTACACTAACTCCTATCAAGAAAACCCCACTAACCTACATTCCAAAAATGGCACCCCCTGTTCGGAGATGTGCCTACTGTGGTCAGGTCAAAGAAGATATCGACTTGACTATATCTGATGATGAGTTTGCAAAAGAGATTTGCGTTCCTTGTTTAGAGAAATCACGGCTGTAATGGGAGCACCTTTCCATGATGGTCAATCATCCTGTATTCAATGCGTATGATGAGCTGATGAGAGTTGATGTTGTTGAGTTTGAGTCCACTAAGGAGCAAACAAGTCAGGAGATACAAGAGCGGAGCTCTATGCCCCTTACCTATGAATGTCTAACATGCGCTAAGAACTGTAAAATTCATAGCGCATTTGGGCTGCTTGCTTTCTACTGTGCTGATAGACAGTGTTTTGCTCTTATACTCTTACCTAAAGAAACCCCTTGATTTTTATTTCATAATAGCTTATAATAATAGTAACAGGATGACCTCTATGACCGATTCTCATCTCATCTTCTTTCCGGTCACACGTCATCCGCTCTATTAAAAGAGGGTTCAGATGCTTGAACAACCGTGCCAGTCCTATTACGACATTACAATACTCCTAAAAAATGTTTATTCAGAAATCCGCGGAAATTTCGACTCAAAAGAACTGGACAATCGCCTGGCAATTTTCTACGAAGGATACCAATTTTCTCCGCGGTATCGTAATGGTATCTGGGATGGCAAGTCACATTTTTTCAATGCTTCATTGTTTCGATTTGCCACAGGTCTGTTGCCAATTATTGAAGAACAGCTTATCGAGATGGGAGTTAAGTATAACGTAGTTGATCTACGGCAACGTCCACTTAACTCGTTTACTGATTTCTCTTTGAATGGAATTAAACTTCGTGATTATCAGAAAGCTGCTGTAGAAGCTGCACTAGATTCTGGAAGAGGGATTCTCGAGCTAGCAACTGCTTCAGGAAAGACAGAGATTGCTTGTGCTATTACAAAAGCCCTCAATATGAAAACCTTGTTTCTTGTTCATACAAAAGACCTGCTCTATCAAGCTAAGGATCGTTTTCAGCTTAGGCTTGGAAAACGAGTCGGTGTAATTGGAGATAGTGAGTGGGATACGGAACAGGATATTACAGTTGCTACGGTTCAATCGCTACACTCGAAATTCAAAGACAACCCAGTATTCTTAAAAGAGTTTCTCAAAACAATAAAAGTGCTGATTATAGACGAATGTCAACATTCCAGTGCCTCGATGTTCTACAAGATAGGAATGTTTTGTCATAATGCTTACTATCGATACGGCTTATCTGGAACAGCTTTGAGAAGAGATGATGTCTCCAACATGAAGGCAATAGCAGTGCTTGGTAACATCATTCACAAAATTGCATCTAAAGAGCTGATTGATAATGGCGTGCTAAGTAATCTAGTAGTTCGAATGGTAAAAAACCCCGAAAGGCTTTTCGAAGGGGACTATCACGAAGTTTACCAAAGAGCAGTTGTTGATTCAGACATTAGAAATGCGATTATTTTGAGAATCGTAAAGAAAGAGTTTTCTGAAGGCAAAAAGATTCTTGTTCTCGTTACTCGAGTTGAACATGGCGAAAGAATAGCGAAGAATCTTTGCTCTCTTGCGTTGCCTTGCGTTTTCCTTAGTGGCCGTGATGAATCAGCTTTACGAGAAGCCACTAAGCAGTTGTTCATTGAGGACAAGCATTTCATTCTAGTAGCTACTGCTATATTCGATGAAGGAATTGACCTTCCTGATATCAATGTTTTAGTACTTACTGGAAGCGGGAACAGCGAAATAAAAGCTATTCAAAGAATTGGTCGAGGATTGAGGAAAAAATCAGATGGGAGTAAGTTAACAGTATACGATTTTAACGATTCGGGGATTAAATATCTCAAAGAACATTCGAAAAAGAGGTATGAGATATACAAGAAAGAAGGATTCCCTATAAACGACTTGAAAGACAACAAGGAGCAATTTTATGATTAAACTTACTGAGTCGATAATTTCAATTTCTCGAAAAGATGTAACATCGGGTCTAGTTAAACGAATGGAAGAAAAATGTGCGGGTTCGTTTCCAGTGTTTGTAATCCTACTTTCTCATGCAACAGAAAAAGGGGATCAAATTAGCTCCCAGCTTTCGTTAAAAAAGATTACCGAAGAAAGTGGCTTCTCAATTGTAAAGGCTTGGAAGTGTGTCCAGTGGTTAGTTAGGTGTGGTGCAGTTGTGAAAAGTGGACGGTGGGGTAAGGATACGCCGCTTATTTATAGTTTTAATAAAGACTTATTTATAGATTAACTTTATGTACTTTATAAGATATAATTTCAATGAAAACTTCGGTAACTTGATAGAAAATATACTTTTATCATAAGCCATACTTTATGAATAATATAAATTATACTCAACATAAAAAACACAGAAAACCAGTTGCCATAACTGCTCCAACTGGTTTAACTGCTCCAACTGGGGCAACTTCTCTAACTGGTTTAACTTTTAGATTAACTTACTCTTCATTCATCGTCCCTTACAGGGACTCTTTTGAAGGTGCAACACTCCATAAAAACTTTTCAAAAAAAGTACTTGATTTTTCTACATAACTCGAATATACTATGGGAAGTTAAAGTCACATGAGATTCCGTTTTGATTCAGCAAACGAAAATCGCATCATCTCAGAGCTTATCGATAATGAAACCACTTACAGATTTGTTGCAGAAATCTATTCGGGGTTTGTTAGAACTGCTTCAGGAATTGAATTTTTTCGATTCCTGCCGATTGACATCACGTCAGCCAACTACAAGAAAAAAATTGAGCAAGTGAGAAAGCTTTTGTTTATCTGCCTCAGGCTATCTGCTTCACCAGAGATATTCATCAAAGCTCAGTTTGAAATGTTGATGCCTTACTTGAAACAAACAAATACACCTTACGTTCCTTTTCACGTGATGCTAACAGACAAAGCAGTTCAACGATACAACAAATACATTACACAAACAAAAAACAAATATGAAGTTAAAACCGAAGGTATACGAGAGATCTTACGAATTTCTAAAGTTGATTATGAAAAAATTATTCGAGATTCCATCACAAACATACAACGAAGAATTAGCGTTTACAAGAAAAACCAGATTACTATTGCACCTGATTTGATATCCAAGGATGTTGAAATGCTTGCTAGATCTGGAATGATTTCTGAAATCTATATCTATTCTTCAGACTTTCTTAAAGCTCTTATAACAATACCAGACTACTTGAAAAAAATTAAAATTCGACTTGAGAATCACTTAACGACGCAAGAAAAGAAAACAATCGACCAAACTTATAAGTCGTTGGTTGATGGTCAACCTAATAGAGAGTTTTTATGAGTAGAATAACTGGATTTCATCATTCTAATGAAACTCGAGCAAGGATGAGAAAGCCGAAGTCTGAAGAAGGTCGCACGCATATTGCTGAAAAGAACAGGCATATTTTTTTAGGAAAGCCTAGTGGAATGCTAGGAAAACATCATTCTGAAGAAGCAAAAGCTCGAATATCCGAAGCTAGGAAAGGACATGTCGGTGCAATGCTAGGAAAACATCATTCAGAAGAAACTCGTCAGAAGATGAGAAGGCCGAAACCTGCGGGGTTTGGTGCTCGAAGAGCTGGAAAATTTAACTCGAACTGGCGAGGTGGTGTTGCTTTTCTTCCTTACGGATCTGAATTCAACGAAACTCTGAAAGAGCAGATTCGTTCACGAGACAACTTTGTCTGTCATATCTGTGGAAAACACCAAGAAGTAAAGCGTAAATTTCCTATTCATCATATAGACTACAACAAGAAAAACAATGATCCAAGTAACCTTGTAACTTTATGTATTAACTGTCATATGAAAACAAACGGACGTAGAGAACAGTGGATAGCCTACTTTATGCAGTTTCCACTGTTTAATCCAGTAGTGGGAGAAATCATGGAGATGATTATATGAGTAACGAAGATAAAACAAAACAACAAGATACCTATGATTTTTCTGTTGAATTGCAACGAGAGATTTTAGCAATGTTGCTGATATACGAAAAAGAAATAATCATATTCAAAGACATTGTTTCTCCGCTGTATTTTGAGAACCCCTGTCAGAATTTAATTTGTGAGACAATTTTTGAATTTTTTGAGAAGTACTCAAGAGCACCATCCAAAGATGAGCTTACTGAAGAATCAATAAACAACATTGCAAAAAAAGATCCAAATTTGATTGATGTAGCAGGAGATGAGCTATCACAACTATTTTCGATTATTGAACACAAGGATGATTACGAATATCTAAAAGACAAAGTAATTTCTTTTGCAAAATTCCAAGCAATGAAGTTCGCAATTATCGAAGGGGCGAAGCTACTAAAAACACGAAGAGATTATCAAGGTGTACGACAACGAATTGAAGATGCACTAATGGTGGGAGAATCACGCGAGGATTTAGGAACATTTTATCTACAAGATTTAGAAAAACGATTAGCACTTAGAAAAGGCGGAGATACAAGACGAGCAATGGCTATAGGAACTGGATTTAAGAAACTCGATGACGGACTCTACGGTGGCATCGCACCAGGCGAAGTAGGAATTATTTTGGGCCCATCCAAACGAGGCAAGACTGCAACTCTTGTCAACTTTGCGGTGGGCCATCTTCTCCAAGGTAAGAGCGTTGTCCATTTTGCTCTTGAGGGGATGGAAGGAAGTCTTACCGATAGATATGATTCTAAGATTTCGGGCATTCCTATCGACAATCTTGCTGAGAGAGAAGAAGAGGTTCGAAATGCAGTTGATTATTTCAAAGGCTGCTGTGGTATGGGTCAACTGCTTATCAAGAAATTTCCTGCACATGCTACTTCACCTGCAACAATTGAAGCTCATCTTCGTCGTTTGACGATAATGGAAAAGTTCAATCCTGATGTGGTGATGGTTGACTATCTTGGATTGCTTATTTCATCTTCAAAATCTTTGTTTTCTGCTGACAGTTCGGGTCGGTATCTTATGCTGGGGCAGATTACGAAAGATTTGATTTCCATTGCCCAACGATATGGATACGCCTTCTGGATTGCCCACCAAGGAACTCGAGATTCAAAGAACAAAGAACTTGTGGAGATGGATGATGCGGCTGACTCTTTTGAGCCGATGAGGGATGCTGACTTGATATTGACACTGAATCAGACACCTGATGAAGCTGATAGGTTTCCGATAGAGTATCGTATTCACGTAGCTGGGGGGCGCTCTGTTCCTGACAAGGGCACCTTTGGTTTCTACTTTGATCCTTCCAGAATGCAGCTTGTTGAAAATGAATCGTTTGTTGATTTGAGGGGCAAGGCTCGAGAAGAGACGAAAAAGAAGAAGGAGAAAACATGAGCGGAATGTTAGATGACTTAAACGAACTCGCCAACGCCCGATTAGAAGGTAAGCAATGAATGCTCCAGAAGTAGGACTTGTATATATTACTTGGGCAAATCTCGATGAGTGGGTTTGTAAGCTTAGGGATATTTACAAAAGTAGAACATTTGATCTGGTTCTTGGTGTTAGTAGGGGTGGTATTATTCCTGGGTTTGCTGTAGCTAATGCTTTACAGAAGAGTTATCTCACAGTTGATGCTTTTTCAGAAAGATGGGAGTTTGTGAAGGGCCAAAATGTACTCTTGGTTGATGATATTTGGGATACTGGATTAACGTTACGAACTGTGAAAGATAAGATTGAAAAAGCAGGCGCTGCTTCAGTTGAGATGGTTTATATGATTCAGAAGAACATTCCTGAACTGAAAAACACCTGGTACACGTTTCCCTGGGAATGTGAGCAGGATACAATGGGAGGGAGAGAGCAGGCTGTTGTATCACTTTTAAGAAGCATTGGGGAAGACCCCAATCGCGATGGGTTGAAAGATACTCCGAAGCGTGTTGCTAGAATGTATGACGAGCTGTTTCAGGGATATTCCCAGGACCCGAAGAATCTTCTTAGCACAACTTTTGAATGCTCAGATTATGATGAAATGATAATTCTTAAAGACATTAACTTTACGTCTTGGTGTGAACACCATATGCAGATGTTTTCAGGTCATGCTCATGTAGCTTATATTCCAAGCGACCGAGTTGTTGGTCTTTCAAAACTTGCTCGATTGGTTGAGTGTTTTGCTCACAGACTTCAAATTCAAGAGCGAATGACTGTTCAGATTGGGAAGACGATTGAGGAAGTCTTAAAACCAAAAGGAGTGGGTGTTGTAGTTAAAGCTTCACACATGTGTATGAAGTGCAGGGGTGTGAAGAATCAAGACTCTGAGATGATCACATCATATTTAGGCGGAGATTTTAGAACAGACCCAAGAACCAGGGACGAGTTTATGGCGTTACTGAAAGGATAATGAAATGAAAAAAAGAGCTAGTGTTGTTGATCCTGAGTTTGACGACCGATTTCCGAGAGAGTTTTTTCTTTCTATTCCCAATGCAGAGAAAACAGAGTTTAACGTTGGGCATACAGAAGAACGGGTTGCTGTTGCGGGGAAGGTTGTTCCCGTTGGCGTTTACAAGTTGTTCATGACAGGTGAGATTCACGCTCCTGTTCATATTACGACGACTACCCATGCTGTGTTGATTACTAAAAAGAAGAGAACGAAATGAGTACCAAGTTGAAGAAAGCGGTCGTAGTTATCAGTGGTGGAATGGACTCAACTACGCTTCTGTATGATACCATAAAGAGTGGAAAGTTTGATTCTATCTACGCATTATCATTCAACTACGGACAGCGACATTCGAGAGAGCTCTGGTCTGCCGCACTGACTTGTCAGAAGCTAGCAGTTGACCATAAGGTCGTGGACATCAGTTCTATTAACTGCTTACTTCAAGGCAGTTCTCTGACCTCGAAAGATGTTGAAGTTCCAGAAGGCTCATATGAAGAAGAGAGTATGAAAGCAACGGTGGTTCCGAATCGAAATATGATTCTTCTTAGCTTAGCGATTGGCTATGCAGTTTCGATTGGAGCGGACACCGTTTGCTATGGAGCACACTCAGGGGATCATTCGGTGTACCCAGATTGTCGCCCAGAGTTTGTTGAATCGATGAATACAGTTTCTCGTATTTCAAACTGGCAACCAGTTGAGATTCACGCTCCATATCTTTCTATCGATAAGGGGGATATTGTAAAGAAGGGAATTGAATTAGGTGTTGATTTTTCACTCACTTGGACTTGCTACAAAGGTGCTGAAACTCCTTGCGGAAAGTGTGGTGCTTGCAGAGAACGCTCAGAGGCGTTTGCTAAAGCTGGTATCGACGACCCACTTCTTGCAACTCATTCAAGGTAATCATGAATCTTTCCGACGATCTTAAGCTAACAATCCAGGGACTGGACTGCCGTGGTGTTCATAACTTTTCGTTTGGCGTCTTGGACTCATACTTCAAGATCAACGATCAGCTTTTGAAGGACCAGGCTCAGTTGCTGAACGGTCGTATTCTTGTACTTTCGAATATTAGAAATCCGAAAGCGTTTGTGTTTAAGCGGGACGACTCTGATCTTGAAGCACTGAAGCTGCTCCAGGAAAGGGTTACGATTTATTCGATCGACCAGCTTTCTCTACAAAAAGAGAGCAAATTTACAGAAATTGTGTACGATCTGGAGAAGGTTTTTGACAAAGCCTCCTACCCAAACGCGAAAAAGCGACATCAGCATCTTACGTACCCGTTTTCATGGGCTAAGAAGCTAGGTGTTGAGGTTGTATCTATCGATTTTGTTGAGATGGATGAGATCAAGTCTCTGCATGATGAATGGGTAAAGTTTAAGATGGACCAACCGGGCGTATATAGGATGATGTTCCCCACAGGCAGATACCTCAGAGTCTGCTCGAATGCTCTTAAGCGTAAGGACAAAGAAGAAGTGGGCTTTTTTGTTGCGGATGATGATCCCGTACCGATTAGTTACATCGGTTATGGCTTTCTGATTAACCACAGTTTAGGTGCAGTTAGGGTACTTTCACAACAGGGCGAATATGCTTTCGATCTTGCATTCTTTGGCCGAACGTGGGAGCTTCCGTCTAATTCCATGGAACACTTCGAGACAATTTCTCTTTCAATGATGAACGATCTTGGTATCAAATTTGTAAACTGTGGGGCACAACTAGATAAAAACTTACGTGCGTTTAAATCTCATCTTCCGAGTTTTGAGAAAATATCTTTCATGTATGGGAAGGCAAAATGAACGACTCATTTGTTCGACTCGTTGGAATGCTTGCACTTCTTGGTAAAGAGGATATTGGATACGGTGGCGTACAACTTTTCAAGAGGAAGCAATTTGTAAAGATTAGCCCTAGTTTTTTTAGAGGTTATGAATGCAAGCAATGTGGGTATTGTTGTAAAAACGTCTCACTAGAGTGGTTAGCTTGCGACTTTCCTGAAAGATTAGTAAATGACCTAAACACTCAAGTGTTATTTTCTCCGATAATTAACGGTAACCAGCCTGTTATAGTTCGAAGAATCCTTTCTCCTCAATCTGCAACAAAGTGTCGTTATCTGATTGATAATGCTTGTTCGATTCACGATTGCAGTCCCTTCTCATGCAGATTTGAGTTGTTTAGAGTTAGGGAGACGAAGGACTCAGGAATTCTAACGATGCAGAAGTCAGGCAGGAGCTGGATCGTTCGTGAAGGAACCACGGCTCAATGTAAGATTGTTCCGATGACTGAATCGTTTCTTGATCAAGCTATCTTATATCTAGGCGAGTTAGGTAAGTTTGCTGATGACCTTCAGGTCAAAACCTGGATTCCTGAGATTGTAGAGTTTCTGTCAACTGTTAAGTTTCCGACCTTTCCGAAAGAGATGATGGTCATAGGAGAAAATAAAATATGATTACGAAGCTTGGAAGCAAGCAAACTGTTTATCCAAAGCATCCAAATGCTAGTATTCTAGAGACGTTTGAGAACAAGGACTCGAGTGCAATTTTTCTTGTGCCCTTCTGCCAAGAGAGGGATGAATTTTCTAGCTTATGTGTTGTAGGAGATACCAAAATTGATATTGCAGTAAATGAAATAGACCATCCTAAGGGAATTCCAATAAGAGATTTAGTTGGTACTGAGGGGGTTGTTTTTGGATTTGACATCGACTCTAATAGTCCTGTAGCAAGAAGGTATCATTTTGTTAGAAGAACACAATCACAGTCTGTCGTCGTTAAAGTAACGATGGACCATATATCAGGCGATGGGTCTGGACACATTAGTAAAATTAAAAAGGAGCTTATTTTAACTCCTGACCATCTTGTTTTAGTTTCTGATGGATGGTATAAGTTTAAATGGGTTAAAGCTTGTAGATTGGAACCTGGAATGCGATTGATTGCAGATCAAAGATCCCAAGATTCAATACGGGGGAAAGCTCGGCATAGATTAATAGGAGATTGCTTGTTAGGAAGAAAGTTAACTTCTAGAGAAGACATTCATCATAAAGATGGTAATCATTTTAACAATAATCCAGAAAATATAGAAATTAAACTTCGCTCTCAACATCGTAGAGATCATCAAACTGTACGGTATGGGTACTCTGATGTTTTTCCTTGTTTAGAAGAGCTAGTAGAATTGTATAATCAGGGGGAGAATTTCTCGTCTCTTGCTAAAAAATATAAGTGTGATCAATCTACTATCTATTCAAGGATAGGATCGCTTGTAAAGAAAAGAACGCACTCAGAAGATCTTTTGATAAAACCAGAGAGTATTAACTTGCATAAAACTATGTTAGAATGTAAGCAGTACTATGATAGTGGCTATACAACGGTTGAACTATCCGAGTTCTACAACGTTGATGCAACAACGATTTCATCGTGGATTGTTAAATCCGGGGGGCGGCCTCGAACTACTTTAGAAACAAAAGAAATGAGAAAGGATATTAGATTGGTTGCGTTAAATCATCGAATTATATCTGTGGAAGATTTTGGAAGACAGGACGTATACAATATGGAAGTTGAGGACATACAAAACTTTTTTGGTAACGGAGTTGTATTGCACAACTGTCCCGTTACGGGTCAGCCCGATGTTGCTCGAATGGAGATACTTTACGTACCCATTATCAATATGGTTGAAAGCAAGTCCCTCAAGCTGTACTTCTTCTCGTTCAGGAATGAGGGTGCCTTTCACGAAAGTATTGTTAGTAGAATCTGTAATGATCTCTGGAGCGTTTTGTCTCCCCGATATCTTCGAGTGTTTGGGGACTTTGCTCCGAGGGGTGGCATTTCTATTAAGCCTCTTATTGAGGAATGGGATGTTTCTCAAGGAGCTGATGTTAGATCAGAGATCTCTAGGCTTGTTACTTGCTGGGATTTGAAAAGAGGTAAGGTTTAAGAGCATGTTTCCCATAAAGATTTATTTCGCCCTCTCGCAGGTTTCTCTAGACTCCTATCTTCCAGACTATCTTAAGTATGGTGCTCGTAACTTTCTTATCTCGTACATCTATGGTGAGCCTATATTCAAGGAGTGGGACAAAGCCGGCGTTAGTAAAGAGACTGTGTCTCAAGTTTCACTGATTCTTGATAGTGGTGCTTTCAGTGCTTGGAAATCCGGTAGTATAGTTGATATCAAGAAGTATTGTCAGTTTATTACAAAGATAAAGAACTCGTACAGCTTTCTAGAATTCAACCCCGTAAACCTGGATAAGATTCCTTCCTCTCCAGGTGTTCCTGCTACGCCCGAAATGGTTAGCGAGTCTGCTCTCGTCGGGATTGATAATGCCCTTACCATCAAAGAGCACAGTGGGGTCGATCCGATAGAGGTTTATCATCAGGGTGAGCATATGGATTTTCTTTATAAGATGGCAGAAAGAAGAGAGAATGCTTACATTGGCGTTTCTCCTGCCAACGATGTTTCTGCTGGAAGACGTGCTCAGTGGCTAGATCAGGTTTTTGGTGAAATTGAGAAACGATATGGGTGGACGGTTAGGACTCACGGTTTTGGAGTTACTTCGTTTAAGCTGATGAGAAACTACCCTTGGTACTCTGTTGATTCAGCAACGTTTAGTTTTATGGCCGGCTACGGGATGGTTCAACTGTTTGACCCCCAGAAGCCCGGAATGCTTCTAATAGAGTGTGGAACAACACAGAACTCAATCCAGTCAAAGCTCTTTTTTCAGGATGAGTGGGATGCTTACAGAAACCTACTTCCTGATTTTGTTCAGGAGCCTAACGACTTGGTTTCGCTTCGAAATCGAAATATGGCCAATCTCGTAGCTTTTGTTCGTGCCAATGAGTGGTTAAACGAAGAGCGAGCTGCAAAGAAGACTCGTTATATTCAGCCCATTTTTGGGGACAATGTCTAAGGGGTTAAAATGCTTACATTTGAAGAATTTTCTAAGGCTTTGAAGGTAGTACTTCCTTTTGTTCCGGCTTCGACTATTAAGGGAGCCGATCAAGGAATCTTGTACAACAAGGATACTAATGTACTCTCAGCACTTGGCTTTACTTCTGGTGTCTACTATTTTTTGAGTGAGCCGTTGTATGAAACGAATGTGTTTCTTCCTACTAGTTTTATATTTGCACTTGATAAGCTTCCTTCTTCATCTAGTTGGGAAGGTCTTGTGAAAGGAAACGGCAACAATTTCGTAGTTAAGTCAGGTTGCTTAACATTTAAGTTTCCTGAAACACAAAAGATCTTCTCTCCGATG